CAATTGCTTTGTAGAAAGCATTGCAGATATTGATTAAGTGATATTACCGACTACAAATTGATTGTAGCCGCTAACCTAAAACAGTTATAGGCAGAGGTCTATAAGCACCTTTGCTGAAAAGTGGAGGTGCTTTTCTTATGGCTAGTCAAAGCCTTATTTCTACAATCAATGGATATGAAAATTACATAGAGAAAAATGGAATAGATGAACAGGTAATTAATGCCTATGTAGACGCTTGCAGTGTAGCCATAAACGGCGAGAAAGATATTGAGTATGGACTACAACTCACTAAGAGGGCAAAAGAGCTTATAGAGGGCTTCTGCACGGCTAAAACAGGTGGAACGATATGGGATTTAGAGAAGTATGCGTTTGCAAATAAAACGGAATATGAGCTGATTAATTGGTTTTATGATATTTTACTGATTGAAGCTCAACACAAAGTTGTTGATAGCGCATTTATGTATCTTGAAAAGAAAAGAGAACCTAAAGAGCGTTTCTATATGCCACGCCGTAAACAATTCTTAAAAATGGGGTTAATAGAAGCCTTGCAGGGCATGATTGATGATAAATACGATATATTGTGTGTGTCATTAATACCTGGAGCAGGCAAAACAACTATTGAAAAAATGTTTAATGCTTTAGTAGCTGGCTGGTTTCCTAATGATTTTTGCCTTTTTTACTCCCATTCCGGCGACATTACACGAATGTACTATGATGGCGTATATGATATTGTTACAAATGCTGATGAATATGCGTGGAACGAAATCTTTCCTAATCTTACAGTTACAAGCACTAACGCAAAGTTAGAACAGTTTAACATAGGTAAGTATAAGCCGTTTCCAAGCGTACAATGTACATCTGTTGGAAGTAAGAATGCCGGAAAAGTCCGCGCAAGTAAATTTTTGCTAGTTGATGATATGATAGGCGGTATTGAAGAAGCACTTAATCCTATGGTACTTGATAAGCTGTGGGATAAATATGCAGTAGACGCTAGGCAAAGAAAAATCCAAGATACAGACGGACACAATTGCAAAGAGATACATATTGCTACACGCTGGAGTGTACATGACGTTATCGGAAGAATACAGAATATGTACGCAGGGAACAAAAGAGTTAAGACTATTGCTGTACCAGATGTTGATCCAGTAACAGGCGAGAGTAATTTCGATTATGAGTATAGCGGTTTTACGAAAGAGTTTTTTGCTGACCAACAATTACTTATGGATGAAATCTCTTACCGATGCTTGTATAAACAGGAACCTATTGAGCGTGAGGGATTACTATTTCCAGATGATAAAATCCGCAGATACCTTAATCTACCGCACGGAGAACCGGAAATTATTACGGCACAATGCGATACTAAGGGAAAAGGAACAGACTATTTCGTATTGCCTGTATTACAGAAACATGGAGAAGATTATTACTGTATTGATTGCGTATGTGATAACACAGCAGATTACGAAGAACAATACAGAAATGCCGCAGGAGTTCTTGTGAATAATAAAGTACAAGAATGCGAATTTGAGCGTAACGCCGGCGGCGATAGAGTGGCAATGGAAGTCAATAAAAGAGTTGAGAGTGTAGGCTGGATATGTAACATCACCGATACACCAACTGAAACGAATAAGGAAGCAAGAATATTTCAATGTTCTAACTGGATATTACAACATATTATCTTTAAAGACGCATCACTTTATAAGCCTAATGAGCCATACGGAGTGATGATGTCATTATTAAAGCAGTATTCGGTATCAGGTAAGAAACAATTAGATGATGTTCCAGATGTCTTCTCAAACTTTGCATTAAGAATGACCCAAGGTAATAGAACAGCTAAAGTTGAAGCTGCTATAAACCCATTTAGGAGGTATTAATCTATTATGACAACTAAGGATTATTTGAATCAGATAAGTTATTACAACAAGATAATTGATAATAAATTGATAGAAATAACACAGTATAAAGAATTATCATACAGCATATCAGCGGTTGTTAATGAAGAAAGAGTTATGTCATCATCAGATCCAGACAAAACAGGCTGCGGATATGTCAGACTTGAACAAATGGAAGAAAGCCTTGACAAACTTATAGATAAATACATTGATGTAAAGAACAAAATAATAGAGCAGATAGAACAGATAAACAATGAAGATTATTATACAGTATTGTTTCTAAGATATGTCAGAAAGTTTACATTTGAAAAAATTGCAAATGAAACAGGCTGGTGCTGGAGACAAGTACACAGAATACACGCTAAAGCACTACAAGCCTTTGAAGATAAATATGGGAGTGAATATCTGTAAAAGATGTCATAGAATGTCACATTGCCGGTGTGGTATAGTATATCTGTAAGAAGTCACAAAGATGTTTCTTCATAAACACATCCTTATCGAAAGCACCGTTGCTTAATTGCGGCGGTGCTTTTGTTATGCAATGAGGTAGAAATATGAATTTTTATATGAATAAAGATAAATCAATAATGTGTCCGAACTGCCACAAGTTCTTAACTAAGGCAGACAGCAAAGATCCACGAACACATAAGTTAGCGTGCAAGCATTGCCACAAATGGATATGGTATGTGCCTAACGATGATGATGATTTTCAAATTAAGGAAATACCACAAAGCAGAAGTTCAAGCGGTATGACATTTTATTAGGAGCAAGATATGAACACAATGTATTTTCAAGACCTTGTTAGAGGTTGTTATGGTAGAAAAATCGCATATACGAATGTAGGCACAATAACTGCTAACAATGTTGTTAAGGTTATTGGAAGTACTATAGGTGTATTTAATTGGAATAAGCCAGTTATTAAGTATCTGTGGAATTACTACAAGGGCGACCAACCTGTTTTATACAGAACCAAGCTGTCTAATGAAGATATAATTAATAAAATTGTCGAGAACCACGCTTATGAATGGGTTCAATTCAAGGTAGGACAAAGCTATGGCGAGCCAATCCAGTTTATTAGCCGCAAAGATGATGAAACTATCAATAAAGCGGTTGATAAACTTAATGATTTTATGACAGATGCCAATAAGCAAGAAAAAGATATTAAAGCTGGAGAGTGGCAGTCGGCAACAGGAACATCTTTTAAAGCAGTCCAACCTAAAAAAGGAGATGTACCATTCAGAATTGTAGCACCTACGCCCCTTAATACTTATGCTATTTATAATGAGAGTACTGAAGAACAGATACTTGTTGTGCAGGAACTTAAAGACGAAGATGGAAACTGGTATAAGATGGCATTTTCAGACACTATGTCTTTCAGAATTGTTGACAGCAAAGTAGTTGAAGCAAAACTACATACATATGGCGAAATCCCTATTGTAGAATTTCCGAATAATCACGAAAGACTTTCTGACATTGAACTTATTATAGGTATGCTTGATGCAACCAATAATATGCAGTCCAACAGAATGGATAGCATACAGCAGTTTGTTGAATATTGGGTTAAGTTCGTGAATTGTGAAGTCGACGAAGAGACTTTTAAAAAAATGAAAGAAAACCATGCATTGGTTGTTAAGTCAATGAATAAAGATAACAAGTCTGATGTCGATATTATGACACAGGAGCTTAATCAAACGCAAAGCCAAGTAGCCAAAGAGGATTTTGTAGACAATGCTTTATCTATATTGGCTATTCCAAACAAACAAGGTAATACAGGTGGAGACACACAGGGAGCGGTTGAACTTAGAAATGGATGGGATTTCTCAAAATCAAGAGCAAAATTAAAAGACCCTCTTATTAAATCATGTGAAAAGCGACTGGCTGTAGTGGTTCTTAACATCTTGAGACTCGCAGGAGAAGATTTAAAGTTGTCGGTCAGAGATTTTGATGTACAGATAAATCACAGTCCACAGGATAATATGTACACTAAAGCACAGACACTTACAGTGCTGCTTCAAAGCGGCATACATCCACTTATAGCGATTAAGACAGTTGGTTTATGGGGAGATGCGGAAAAGACATTCCTGTTATCAAAACCATATCTTGATAATATATATAAGACTATTGATGATGTGGAAGCACAAGAACAAAAAGCGCAAAAGATAGTTAATCAACTCAATAACAATCAGCAAAATAAGGCAGTTATCGAATAATCGGTAGCTGCTTTTATTTTATACATTTTGCAGCTATGCGGTAAATAGCAGAAAACACAGCAGGAGCGACCTGCGGTAACAAAAGCGTGTGTTTAACGGAGGTAATTATGACAAGAGAAGATGTATTAAAACTTTTTCCAGAAGCAACAGATGAACAGATTACAAATCTTCTTAATCAGAACAATTCAGAAGTTGCTACGGAGAAAAACAAGGCAAAGCAGTACAAGGCTAAGGCTGACACAGCTGACAGTTTACAGAAGCAGCTTGACGATTTGCAGGCTGGCAATCTGACAGAGCTTGAAAAGGCAAATAAAGCCTTAGAGACAGCTAATCAGCAGATAACGGATTTACAGAAATCTAACGCTATCAGAGACCAGAGGGAAGCAGCTATGACTAATTTTAAGATTACTGCTGAACAGGCAAAGACAGTTGTTAAAGATGATGGAAGCCTTGATTACACCGAACTTGGCAAGATTATGTCCGAGAAAGAAACAGCTGCGGCACAAGCCAAGGAACAGGAGATTGCTAAACATCAGGATATTCCGGGCGGTGGTAGTGCTGGCGGCAGTAACAAAGAAAAGACAGCAGATGTGGAAAATGCTGAACAGATTAGTTTCGGCAATCCGGCAACAAACGCAGAAGCTAAAAATTATTATGTAGTTTAAACAGGAGGTAGAACGATGGGAAAGCCAATCGTAAGAGACTTTACACAAGGTAAAGGAATTTTAAAGTTTTTTCCTTATGAGGGAGCAGCATGTGTGATTAAGCAGTCTACTGTATCACAGGCAGATACTAACGGAAGAAAAATCGTACCAGCCGGTACACCTTATCCATCCAATGATGAAAATTGCCTTGGTTATCTTCTTGAGGATGTAGATGTAACACAGGGCGATGCACCAGGAACATATGTATACCAAGGAACAATCGACTGGGAAAAAGTTAAAAACCTTTCGCCAGCAATTGCAGACGCAGCCAGAAAAGCAACACCAAGAGTGACATTCTATGGTGCAACAGCATTATCACAGGAATAACAGGAGGTAAATAACTATGGCATTACCATTAGCAGAAGCATTTACAGCGAGAAGCCTCGGCGTAATGTGGAATAACTATGAAAAGACATTAGGTTCTGCCCCTTATCTTGGCAGACAGAAGTTTGGAACAAGAAAGCAGGACAGCTTAGACCTTAGATTTATTAAGGGCAAAAGCGGACTTCCTGTATCATTAAAAGCATCTAATTTTGACGCACAGGCAGAGTTAAGAGATGTTGGTGGATTCTCTGACATTCAGAATGAAATGCCTTTCTATCGTGAATCTTATATGGTCACAGAAAAAGAAGAACAGGAATACGATAATTATAGAAGTGCTGAAAACCCTAACCTTGCTAACAATGTATTAAGAGAAATCAGCAAAAAGCCTATGATGTTAATTGAGGGAGCAAGGGTTGTTCCAGAAAGACAGATTTGGCAGTTACTTGCACCAACAGACGGCGTACCTAAGATTGATGTACAGATAGGTAAAAATAAGTTTACTGTCGAATATACATCAGACAGCGGCACAGAGCATAAGAAAGACCATTTTGTTGATATTACAAATGGCGGAGCTGCTACTACAGATAAGTGGAGTGCATCAGAAACAGCAACACCACTTGATGACCTTATCCAGATAAGAAGAGATTTTGCTAAGAAAACAGGATATTCTCTTACAAGATTCACTATGAATACAGAAACTTGGGAATTAGTTCTTAAGGCAGAAGATACAAAAAAGCAGGTGCTTGGTATTACTGCTTACAATGGCGGTATTAGATTACAGCAGGCACAGGTAACAGAATATCTTAGAGGATATGGTATCGAAATCGAAGTATACGATAAGTTATACATTGATGAGAATGGACAGACACAGTACTTTGTGCCAACAAATATTGTTTCTGCACAGTCTGGTGGCGTATATCTTGGTGATTATGTATTTGGTAAGACACCAGAGGAAAGAAGCGGCAGTATTACAGATGGAAACCTTTCTATTGTAGAAACTGGTATATCTGTATACACATACGCGACTAACCACCCAATCAATACACATTGTGTTGTATCTATGATTGGACTTCCTACATTTGAGGGTATGGATAGTACAGTAGTAATCAAGGTTGCGTAGGAGGTAGCTTATGATTGCACAGAATGTAATTAAGTTTAATGGCAAATGGTATAACGCAGGAGATGAAGTTCCCGAAGAGGGGGCTTTTTTAAGTTATAGCAAAACAGCCATTAACCGCATGTCTACATCTGATTTACAGCTGCTTGCGACAGAACAAGGTATAGACAACGCAGAAGAACTTACAGGAGCAGAGTTAAAGAAACTGTTAATTGAAAAGTTGGGATTATAGGAGCTGAAATTATGGAATACACCGCATTGGAGCAAACTAAAATCAGACTTAAACAATTTCATATTGATACAGTCACAAATGATGATGAAACAACATCTGATGTGGTAGTGTTCGATAACAAAGAAGATAATCCAATAATCGAACAGCTTATCAAGCAGGCTACAGAAGATGTAAAGGCAAGAAGAAATTACCCTGACAGCTACACAGACGAAATGATAACCGAGGACTTAAAGAAGTTTGAGAGTGTTATCGTTAATCTGGCTGTGTATGACCATTCACAAGCTGGTGAGAACTACATGGCGAGTATGAATGAGGGTGGTGTCAACAGAACTTGGAGAAATAGAGATAGCTTGTTTGTCGGGGTATTTCCGTTTGCTAAAGTATTATAACGCCTATAGGGCATTACAGAATATTAAAGAAGATTGTGCGTTACCAAATGGTAGCAGGCGGCACACATTAAGGGTGGTGGGCGGTGTGCCATTATTAATTATGAAAGGCGGTATATCAATGCCAATAGCAGTAATTATAAGCATTATTTCAGTTGCTTTTTCCGTCTTTTTCGGACTGTTTACGTTGGGATTTAATCTTAAGAACAACAAAAAGTCTGACAATGCAGAACTTACAGAGCGTGTAAAAGAAAATACACGCATAAATATGAAACTTGACACAATATCAAGCAATACAACAGAGATAAAGAACGAAGTTACAGAAATGAGAAAAGAACTTAATTCTCACGATAACAGGATTATTAAGGTTGAGGAAAGTGTAAAGTCGGCACACCACCGAATAGACGGATTGGAAGCACGACTCAATGAAGATAAGGAGGTATAGCAGAATGGATATAACATCGGTAACAACAGTTGTAGCAATCGTTGTAATTACATATCTGATAGGCTTAGGAGCTAAAGCAATCCCACACATTAAGGATAATTACATTCCTATAATCGTAGGCGTTGCAGGTGGTATCTTAGGCGTTGCAGGTATGTATGTAATACCAGACTTTCCGGCAAATGACATTCTTAATGCAATCGCAGTAGGAATTGTGTCCGGACTATCAAGCACAGGTGTTAATCAGATTTATAAGCAGGTAAAGAACAATGCTTGACATTAATAAGCAGGCTATGAAGTATTCACTTCAAGGACAGACGGTAACTATCTATGAAAGAGACGATGACGGCAATATCCTTTATGAAGGATATACCGACACAGAGGGCAACTTCATTTCTTATCTTGATGATGAGGGAAATAAGATACCTAAAGTCCTTGAAGAGAAAACAGGCTTTTCAGAGCCAGTTGATTTCAAAGCAAACATAGCTTTCAGCGGTGGAGAAGCACAAAGTAAAGAATATGGCTTTGATACGGCTGATTTTGACGCTATTTTACTGACAGATAGGAATATGTTGCCTATCCAAAAAGGAGACCTTATATGGCTTGATAGCAAGCCTACATACACATCTGACAGCCTTGTTGATGAAACATCAGCAGACTTTACGATTGTAGGTATTAAGCCAGCATTATATTCAACTAAGTATATGCTTAAAGCGGTTGTAAAGTAGGTGGTAAATACGAAGTATCAGAGAAATGAACAGCTAGTTGGTTCTATCTTTAAAGGAAAGACAATCCCATCTACGCAAGAACCAGTAAATGAAAGCGTAAGACAAGCTGTTTCGCAAGCAGTTAAGGAGCGTGTTTATGGCAAGACATACAATTAATATATCATTGTCTGAAAAGTCCGTAAATGAAGCTATCAGGCAGCTACAACAGTATAAGCAGAGTTTACAGTATAAATGCGAATTGCTTGTTGAACGACTAGCAGAATTAGGCGACAAAGCAGCAATTATGAGTGTTAATGAAAGCCCATTAGGTAGGACAGTAACATTGAGAGTTGACAGAAAGCCTATTCAAGATGGCTATCAAGCTATTTTAATTGCTACCGGTAAAACTGTTGAAGTAGAAGATAGAGAGCCATTTTACACACTGTTAGCGATTGAATTTGGTGCTGGCATTTATTACAACAACGGCAATGAGACCCCAAAGGCTAATGATTTCGGCTTGGGCGTAGGAACATATCCAGGACAAATCCACGCATTCAGTGACGGCTGGTACTACTTAGGTAATGATAATCAATGGCACTACACGCACGGCGTTAGAGCTACAATGCCTATGTACAACGCCACAATAGAGATTGTTAATCAGTATAAGCAGATAGCAAGAGAGGTGTTTAGTTAATGGCAAACGCAAACGATTGGGCGATAGACCTCGAGAATACAGTCACAGCACTTGTCAAGGCTAAAACCCTAACGCAACTAAAGAAAACATATCCAAAGATAGTTATAACTAATGAGGGGGAAAACAGCGGTCAAGCAACATTCCCGACAGTATACATTCATTTACTGCCAGCAGTTGAACAAGGACAAACACTTGACGGACAAACGATTAACGCATTGTTAGCAACATTTCAAGTAGATGTTACCACTAACACAAGTAAGTCTGACTGTCGCAAGGTTATGGCGATAATTACAGATACATTCAAGACAATGAGATTTCAAGGCACATCAATGCCAGAGTTCTCAATCAGCAATAAAGTACATAAGAGCACCGCTAGATTCAGACGAATGATAGCGGCAAATGACAGATTATTGTAACGAAGAGCAGAAATGCTCTTATTTTTTTGCAAATTTTTAGGAGGTAGACAATGGCAGATACAGCAGTAGCAGGACTAAGTACGCTGGGTGTTACTTTCTCTTATGGAGTTGAAACAACAGCAGGCACAAAGCCAACATCATTCAAGTTACTTACAAGAATTAATTCTATTGATGAAATTACAGTAACACCAGAAGCAATAGATGCTTCGGCACTTGAAGATAAGCAGACAAGAAACATTGCAGGTAGAGATACAGTTACAGATACAGTTGCAGTAACAGTTAATAAGACAGACGCAACTATTGAAGAATGGAAAACTCTTATTACAGCATACAATGGATTAACAGGCGGTAAGAGAATGTGGTTCCAGGAGATTACTCCGGGCATAACAGACGCGGAGTTCTTTGTAGCACAACCACCATCAAAGTTACCTATCACAAGTAAGGAGCAGAACGGACTTCTTACAATGGCTATCAACCTCATTGTTGAGGATATGGTAGGAACAGATACAGCAGTAACCCCAACATCGGGGGAATGATAAGCCAATCGACTAAATCAAAGGCTGTGTCGATTGGTGGCACAAACGCCAAAACAGCCGACTATACATCATATCTTGATGATGTAACAGAATAATCAATTTAAAAGGTGGGTGCGGTGTAAAATCCGCACCTTTCCCTATATGGACGATAGGGTGGGAAAGGGTAAAAATTATGATGAATATTAATGTAAAAGGAAAAGAATACAAAGTTGAGTTCTCTTTTGGTGCAGCAGAGTGCAAAGAGATAGTGCAGAAAATGTTTGAATACATGAGCGGTTCTTACTTATCTATTATTGCTACAGCAGCAATAAAGAATGAAAGTGAAGTAGCAAGACTTGCACTTAATACGCTTGGAGAAGCTACATCAAAAGTTCCAGAGACTTGTATTACAGCTATTTATGCAGGCTGTATTGATAACAACCCGGTCGCGATGGACGAAGCTAAGGAACTCACTAGAGCATATATTGCAGAAAAGAGAAAGACAGATAAGAAATATAATTATACAAGCCTTTTTGAAGAAATTAAGGAGTGCATGAAAGATGATGGTTTTTTCGACCTGTCGGGGATTACAGAGATGGTAGAATCAATAACCAGCGGATTAGCGGAAATGAACCAGACAAAGCCAGCAGTAATTCCACAAGACCATCAGAAAAAACAGACTTCCACAAAATAATATGGGAAGAATACTTTGTAACAGCAAGTTCATTAGGAGTAAGCTATTCAGATTTTTTAAAAATGACACCTAAAAAACTATGGGCGGTTGCAGAGGGGAAAAAACTTGAAAAACAACGAATGGATTCAGATATATGGCTAGCAATAGGCAACTATGTACTTCCAGCAATCAAGATGGGTGTTAGAAGTGGTGCATGGGGCAAGGGTGAACTTGAATACCCAGAAAAGCCTATTTATAGCAATATTGATAAGAAAGAAAGCACCGAAGATGAATTGCAGAGAAAAAGAGAAGAGTTTGTTTTAAATATGAAAATCCGTAAAGCAAACTGGGATTTAGCACACCCTAAAAGCAATACAAACGGAGGTGTAAGCGATGGAGCTGGACAGCCTTGAAGTTAAAATTAAAGGTACATCAAAACCGGCTGTAGATTCGGTTGAAAAATTAATAACATGTCTTGGGAAACTTTCAAATACGCTGTCAAGTGTTAATGGCTCATCACTAACTGGGCTAGCAAATAATGTTAATACATTAGGTAGCAGTGTAAAGGATTTCAGTAGAATAAAAGCCACTGATTTTAATAGAATTGTTAAAAATATTGATAAATTCAGTAAAATTGACAGTTCTAAAATTAGTCAGTTATCCAACACCTTTATCCCTTTGGCAAATGGAGTAACAGCTATTAATAGCGTTTCTTTTGAGAATAAGGGATTAACTAATTTTATTAATGCTCTTACAAGGTTATCTAATTCTAATTTTAATACTCAACTTGTAGGGCTTTCGCAATTAGGTAACAATGTAAGCAATCTTACATCAGCATTAAGCAGTTCAAAAAGCGTTGAAAACAATACAATACAGATAGTAAATGCTATTGCCAGATTAGCAAGCGTCGGTAACAATGCTCAAGCTACAAGCACGGCATTGCCGTCACTTGGAACTAATATCAAGAATCTTATTGCCACCCTATCTAAAACGGATACTGTGTCAGACAGTACAATACAGTTTGCTTCTGCATTAGGCATATTAGCGTCAGCAGGCAACAGAACAGCTCAAACGGCTTCAAACCTTAATGCGCTTGCGGTTGAATTAAAGAAAGTTATGGAAGAACTTTCCTCCGTACCAACTGTCAAGGAAAACACTATACAGATGGCTAATGCGTTGGCTAACCTTGCTAATCAAGGTTCAAAGGTCGGAAGTGCTTCAAGGTCAATGGGAAAATCCATGAATGGCTTATCTAAGTCTACACGAAATGTAAGCACAAATGCATTTAGTCTGGCTAAAATGTTCGGTAAGTTGTATGCAAACTATTTCTTAGCTATTCGTGGCGCTAAGGGCTTGGTCAATGATATTAAGGATACTACTGAATACATAGAGGCTTACAACTATCAAGCTGTAGCATTTGGCAAGATAGCTTCTGAATGGGATAAAGATTACGAGAAGTACGGATATGAGAATGCTGATACTTATGGAAAGAGTTTCCAGAAGAGAGTTCAAGATACGCTTGGAAAATTATCCGGCTTAAAAGTTGATGTTAGCAGAGGGTTACTTACAGAAAGTGGAGCAAAGAACTTAGGGCTTAACATACAAAAGATAACACAGCATGCTTCACAATTAGCTTCTGTAACTAATTCACTAGGACAGACGGGCGAAACAACCACAGCGATAACAAAGTCAATGACAATGCTCGCAGGCGATATAAGCTCACTTTTCAATGTTGACTATTCACAAGTCGCACAGAATTTACAAAGTGGCTTAATCGGTCAATCAAGGGCGTTGTACCGCTATGGTATTGATATAACTAATGCCACATTGTCAACATACGCATATAACTTAGGCATATCTAAATCTGTGTCGGAAATGACGCAGATGGAAAAGCAGCAGTTAAGAGTATTAGCAATATTAGATCAGTCAAAAGTATCATGGGGCGACCTTGCTAACACAATTAATAGTCCGTCTAATATGATGAGACAGTTTAGCAACAACCTCAAGGAAACTGGCACAGTATTAGGACAATTATTTATACCTATGCTTACAAAAGTTATGCCAGTTGCAAATGGTGTAACCATTGCCATCAAAAGATTATTAGTCAATCTTGCTTCTTTAATGGGCGTAAAGATTGATTTTGAGAGCTTCGGACAAAGCGGATATAAAGACACATCAGACGGCTTAGAAGATATTTCAAGCGGCTATCAAGATGTGGCTGATTCAGCTAAGAAAGCTACATTATCCCTTATGGGATTTGATGAAATCAATAAACTTAATGATGATACAAGCAGCAGCAAAGCGTCTGGCGGCTCTGGAAACAATATTGATTTGACAGATGATATCGTCAAAGCGGCAGCAGAATATGAGGAAGCATGGAACAAAGCTTTTGCCAATATGGAAAATGCGGCAGTTTCATGGGCTGATAGAATCGAGAAGATTCTTGACCCAATTACAAAACCTCTTAAAAAGTTTGCTATGGATGTAAAACTAGGAGATTGGTTTGAAGCAGGACAGGATATTAACCAGTTTGTTACAGCTGTTTTTAATACGATTGAGAAGATTATTGATAAGGTTGACTGGGAGAAGTTAGGCGAAAATATTGGAGATTTTCTTGCGGGGCTTGATTGGGTAGATATCTTATTCAAAGCGCTTAAGCTAAAACTTAAGATATGGGAAGCTATAGCAAAGGTTATTAAGGAAAGTTTCAAAAAAGCACCGCTTGAAACAGCTATAATAGCAGGTTTTGCACTTCTTAATTATACAAGAATCGGTAAATTTATCGGCGGTCAAATTGCGAAGAAAATCACTATAGATACAGCTAAGACAGTTATAACAACAGGCGGATTAAAGAGTGCATGGGAAACAATAGTAATCAAATCTATGTACGCACTTGACACATTATCAGCTTCAACAGTGATTCCTGTTGGCATTGTTGCTAGTATCTATATCGCTTCAACAATTTTTGCTGCAAAGGGAATAAAAAAATACTTAGGAAACGATAGCAAGCTACATAAATGGTTCGAAACGGAAGTGCTTGGAATTGACGAAAAAGGTTATGTAACAACAGTTACAGCGGATTGCACAAGGGCAGAGGAAGGAGTATCTAAGCTGAAATCGCAGATTGACGGACTTAAGGATACTGTAATCAATATTGATGTAAACGATAAAAGCAGTATTGATAAGGCAAACGAAACACTTGTAGATACTATCAATCAGAAAAACATTGCTAATAAGCAATTCCAACAGGCCTCTAAAGATTATAAGAAGATACAGAGTACGCTTGAGAAGTACATTACCAAATTGTACAAAGGTAGCGTAGATGAATTTTATGATTTTTACGGACAGACAAATGATCTGTCTGACATGTCGCAGCTATATGAAGTGCTTACAACAATTGGTTCAGGAAACAGCAAAGTACTTAATCAGATGTATGACGAACTTGGAACGCATAATGTTAGCGACATTAAAAAGGTTCAAAGTTCTTATAATTCACTTAAAGATGAAATTGACGATTGCAATAAAACCATTGCACAGTTAAGTCCTACAATAGATGAAAGTATATCAGCCTACGAAGAGCTTAACGATACGACTTATGAATATACCACATCTGCTACGCAGCATTATCATGACATGGTAGTTGGTTCACTTGCTGCAATAAGTGAATTGACAATGGCAGCAAGTGACGGAGCAAATGCGTTTTCTAATAGCTATAGAGAAGCATTTGACAAGACAAAACTTGATGGAACTAACACTTTTACATCGGTAGAGGAAACTGTCAAGGCACTTTCACAGTCAGCCGGTATAAATGGCGGTAATCAATTATACACAATGTTTGATGATAGAATTGCGAACATACCAGAAGCAACAAGACGTGCATTTTCCAACATTGTAGGGCAAATAAACGCCGGCAATATCGGATATGACGAAGGAGAGTCTCTTGCAGAGAATATTATGTCTGGCTTTAACGCTAGTGCATGGCGCTTTACTGATTCAGTTCAAGCAACTTTAAGGGAAGCATTTTCGATTGATGTTGATATCAATGCAGATATTGACCCTAGTAAAATGACACCAAGTGAAATAAACAGAGGTGGAGCAATTAATTTCGGCAAGATAAAGATTGCACCTAAATATGCAGTGGGCGGATTCCCAGAAGATGGATTTTTCTATGCAAATCATAATGAGCTTGTCGGAAAATTCTCTAATGGCAAGACAGCAGTTGCAAACAACGACCAGATAACAGACGGCATTAAGCAAGCTGTTATTGAGGGCATGTCAGAAGTATTTGCTAATGCAAATGTAGGACAACAAAACGGAAACATTGTTGTACAGATTGACGGGCAAGAAGTGTTCAGAACAACACAGAGATATGCTAATCAGTATACAGCTATGACAGGACAGCCAGCATTTAATATTTAATAAATAAAAAGGGCTGTCAGCCCGACAACTGACAGCCAAAAGTTACAATACCGCTTAAACAAGCAGTACAGACATTATATAACACTAATTGAATTAATGCAATAGAAATATTAAGGAATGTATCAGAAATGGTGCATTCCTTTTTTAATGCCTTGAAAGGGGTGGTTTGATTGATTGACGCAGTTGTGATTGAGGGAGTTAGGTTCCCAGTGGCATATAACGGCTACACATACAGTAGGAATAAGATATGGTCTAAAAATACAGGAAGAAATGATTATGGAGAAATGGTTGGCACGATTGTAGCACTCAAAGACAAGATTGAACTGCAATTACCGCCGCTAACAGGTGAGCAGGCACTGTTGCTTGATAATGTGGTAAGTGACATAGATAACCCTTATCCAACAGCACAAGTCTTATTCTTAGGTGGTACGCAAAAAGAAATGACAATATACACAGGAGATGTGACATATCCGTATCTCACAAGGGCGAAGAATGAGGACGGACTAATAGTCGGAGCAAAATTAAGTTTAATTCAAAAATAAAGGAGAGTTCCACATGAAACTTAAAACAAGTGAGTTAATAGACAGATTTCAAAGTTTAAGTAATATATCGCATGACAAGACTACAGGCAGAATTGCTATGGCTGTTATGTGCAATATTAAGGCATTGGAAGAACTGTACAAAGCAACATTACAGACTATAGAAGATACCAAGGTTAAGTATGCAGATAAGGACGACAGCGGCAATCCAGTTATCAACGATAATCAGTATCAAATTACATCAGAGAACTTAAAGAAGTTACAGGAAGAAATGCGGGAAATCAATGAGCAAGAGATTGAAGTGCCTGACATGACAATGCTTCCTATGGACGCATTCGATAAATGCGAAGAAATTACACCGGCTAAATTATACTCAATCGAGTTTATGATATCACATTAATTAATCAATAAAGGCGGTGTAGAATGAAGATATTAGACACAGCTATGACGGAAATTGTTAAGGGAAATAGTGCAAGATACTATTCTAAGTATGTTGTTGAAGGAAAAGAATATATCGAAGCACTCAACAATTTCAAGTTTCAAAACATAATAAATCCCAATAATGAAATTACGATAGGTAACACTTGCAGTAGCGGTGTTACCTTTTCTATTTATATGCCAGCAATAAGCCTTGAAAATAAGGAAATTACCATATTTGAAGGTGTTAAGGTTGGCACAGAAATTAAGTATATTAAGTTGGGAATATTTACAGTTACTAAGCAGACAAGTGACGGAGAATACACAAACTATGAAGCATACGACAGAATGTATAAGGCTGATATGCCTTACTTCTCGGACATGACATTTCCTAGTACAGATAAAGCTATTCTTAATGAGATATGTGGCAAGTTAGGGATATCTTTAGCAACAAATATAGTTACAGCACATACTATCAGCGACAAGCCACAAGGATATACCTATAGAGAAATTATCGGTTATATGGCTATGCTACAAGGCTGTAATGCAGTAATTAATTCTGACGGAAACCTTGAATTAAGGTGGTATAAAGATAGTGGATATGTACTTGACGGACATAAGTATTATCAGCAGGGCGTTACATTCACAACGAGTAAAGATTTTATTATACAGAAGCTGACTTGCAACAATACCAAAAGCGGTTCTACAGAACAAAGTCAGATTACTTCTGGTGACGGAGCGACAGGACTTAGTTTTGCCAATCCGTTTATGACGCAAGCAATTCTTGATGAAGTCTATAAAAAGATAGGTGGTTTTACATTTAGACCGCTTACAGTTAAGTTTGTCGGTGATTACCGACTAGAAGTTGGTGACATTATAACTGTCAACAAAGGTGGCGTTGATTACAAAGTACCTATAATGCAGATTATACACGAATGCGACGGCGGCTTAATGGATACTGTTACATCTATAGGTCAATCTGACGCGGAGAATACAAGCGTTGCTTCTGGTCCTATTACTAAGCAAATGGAACGGTACTATGCCGACTTGATACTTGTAAATAAAGCACTTATTAATAAACTATCTGTTGATGAAGCTGATATCAGATACGCAAGCATTGAAACCTTAAAGGCTGTTAATGCTAATATTGATAACCTTAAAACAAATAAATTAGATGCAACATATGCAAATATCATTAATGCTAATGTGGAGAGCCTTAAGGCTGTTAATGCGGATATCGCAAATCTTAAAGTAGACTATGAGAAAGTTGGCATACTTGACGCAAGTGTAGCTGATATCAAGACATTAATATTCGGTTCAGCAACAGGAACAACAATAACAACGGATTTCTCTAATTCTGTTATTGCTGTTTTGGGAGAAGCGCAGATTAAGTCAGCAATGATTGATAGTCTTGACGCAAGCAAAATCACAGCACTTGACATTAATACTACTAATGTACTTGTTCACAGCGAAGATGGCAAGTCACAGTGGAAAGACAATACAATTCAAATATCTGACAGCAATAGGGTTAGGGTTCAGATAGGTAAAGACGCTAATTCAGATTACAACATGTATATCTGGGATAAATCAGGCAATTTGATGTTTGACGCTATTGGATTAACAGACAAAGGCATTCAACGACAGGTTATCCGTGATGATATGGTTAAGGATAATGCTGATATTGCCGCAAGCAAGTTGAATATAGAATCGCTGTTCAATGTTATCAACAATGATGGTTCACACACGCTTAATTCAACGAAGATATATGTTGATAGTGAACAGCAAACCCTTGATAGCGTATTCAAGAGTATTCAGACAACCGTTGGCGGCAATTCTACATTATGGGGTTCGGCTATTAAGCAATCTAAAGATTTTATTGACCAAAAGTTGTGGTGGACTGATATTCGCAATGGAGAGTCTATCGAAAGCAAATTCAACACAGTTACAAGTACGCTTGATAGCTTCGGTGTGCAAATAGGAGATGTTTACAAGCAACTCAATGATGATTTCAAGGTATATCAGGTGACATACGAGCCGACTAAGGATAATTATCCAGCTAATGAGTGGAGTGTACCTATATATCCAAGCGATGATAGATACCCTAGTGATAGCACATGGGAATACACAGAAGCAGAATATGATAATTATGTAGGCATTATAGCGTATTGGGAAGCACAGAACAGAGCGTGGCGTTGGATTAAAAAAATAGACGGAACGCACGGTTGGAAAGAAATATCTTCAACCGAAATCGCTTATCTTCTTAATCAAAATGCCGCGTTAAAGGTGAACCTTAATACAATCAGCTCTGAATTAAGTAAGACACAGATTGATATAAGAGACAACTATAGCACCACTGTACAAGTTAATAATGCTATTACACAGGCAATTAGTGCAGAGAGCAATAGTATCAAGAGTGAAATTTCTACAACTTATGTGACAAAAAATGCTCTTACAGACTATAGCACTACAGAAGCTATGAACAACGCTATAACACAGGCTATAACAGCAGAAAGTAACAGTATCAAGTTGGAAGTCTCTAATAATTATGCAACTAAGAAGAGCCTTGAAAGTTATGCTACATCAGCAAGCCTTGAAGCATACATTAAGAAAGACCCAACAAGTGGTGAGCTTAAATCCGCAATTGAAGCTATAGCAGACGATATAACACTTAATGCAAGTGGAACGATTAATATTAGTGGTAATAAGTCTGTTAATATCAATGGTAATCTGTTCACACTTACATCTACTAATACTACTATTTCAGCAGATGGTTCAATAGACTGCAAGAAGCTAAAAGCTGTTAATGCTGATTTAGAAGGAACTTTTAAAAATGTAAATGTAACTGACGGAGGTATTACAATGACCACTACTATTATTGGCGGTGAATACCTTATTAAAAGCAGTACAGGGGCATTTTTACGGATGCAAGGACACTACGTTGAAATGTCAAACGATGATGGTTCAGGAACGAAATGGATACTAAGTAGAAGCGAATGTGTTTTTAACGACTATTTAGGTGTTAAGATATATCACCCTTCACTTAAAAACTATATGCGACCTGCTTTGTCTATGAGCAATCCAGTAACATTTGATTGGAGCGGAAGCGTTTTAACTATATATGTTGATGATGTAGCTGTAGCTACATGGGATTGGGGACAAAAAGAGTGGTACTAAATCCGCACAGCGGTAGAAAGGAAAACAATATGTTAAGTATAACAAAGACAACAAACTTAAGCGGAACATCAGTGATTAATGGTCAATCAGCCATGACAATGTATGCGGCTATTCCAGAAACTGGTTCATTGACAATTAGTCAGACAATTACTAACAAGGAGTTATACCTTGCAAATCAGACACAATGTGATACTGATTATGAGAATTTTAAATCAGAAGTTAATAAGCTATTAAAGAATGAACAGCAGACAGTCGGTTCAGATACAGCAGATACAATAACAGAGTAAATCATCAGAGAGTGTGGGTTTAAACCTGCACTCTTATTTTTAGGAGGTAAATTATGAGCTTAACAGGATTTCTTTCGTACAGCCGTGTAAATTGGCAACAATCGCCAAGTAAAAGCACCCCGCTTAGTGCAGCAAACCTAAATGTAATGGACGCAGGAATTAAGAATAACAATGACATGATTAGCAATATTCGTGACGAGATTACACAATTAAACAGCAATATTGACGTTAAAAACTCTTTTTGCAAAAATATTGCAAGTATAAATGGTACTCTTGAAGGTTATGGCTATAATTATTGCTATTATAATAAATCTACCAAAACAGGGATTTTATACTATGCCTCCAAAATTGAAACACAAGATTCTACACAGAATAATTTTACAGGATATTATGACATAGAAACAGTTCTTGAAAATATGGGTATTAGCTTTAGTAAAGTATTGGAAAGTAATTATACTCCTTATGATGCCACAGGTGTAGTTCGATATAAATTGGTCGGATATGGAACAACATTGTTATATAGCTCTGCAAACCAGAATTATGCTTTTGCTCGATATTATACAAAAGATGGTAATAAAGGAGCATGGGCAACCACCGAATTTAAGAAAGGCGATTATATTACAGGTTCGCTTATATTTAGTTAAGTTTCAGATATTGCCTTAGTAATTGCACCGTCGTATTTAATATTATCACTGTTTAGTTGTAGAATGAAAATAAGACATAAGGTATTAACAAAAATTACAAAAGAAGATGTAAGGTATTTCCTTATCGAACATGACGAACTACAAGAAGCGATTCGCAAGGTTGGTAGCACCTTAGTGGAAACACTGGGGTGCTTTTTTGATACACATTTTTTAAATTTAGGAGGTAATTTATGAGTAAGTTATTCGGAATTGACACATCAAGGTGGCAGGGAGACTTTGATTTCAAAAGTGCAAAGGATAATGAGGGTGTAGACTTTGCTATTATCAAGGCAGGCGGTGCTGATGATGGCTTGTACGAAGATAGAGAGTTTGAAAACAGTTACAATAAGTTGGAAAGTGCAGGAATCCACAAAGGAGCCTATTTCTTTGGTAACGCATTAAGTGATGATGAAGCCGTAAATGAAGCCCGATATTTTGCACAGCTTTTAGCAGGCAAATCATTCTGCTATCCAGTATTCTATGATGTTGAAGCAGGTATGGTTACTGGCAGCGACCTTACAGACATTATTATGGCATTCCTTGATGAAATGAGAAATGCAGGATATAAGAATGTCGGCTTATACTCATATGAGAACTGCATTAACAATTATGTAGATATTTTGAGAGTAAAAGAAGCTGGTTATGCCGTTTGGGTAGCAAAGTATTCAGATGCAGAACCTAGAATTGCCGTTGATTATGATATGTGGCAGTTCGGTGGAAGTGTTAATTATCTTAGAGACGCACAGATTAACGGACAGACAGTAGACCAGAACTATTGTTACACTGATTATTGCACAGACCATGTTGTTGAAGACATTACAGTACCAGACTATGAGCCAGTACCAGACACTAAATACCATAAGGGCGATACAGTTAAGGTTATTAACGCTATCCAGTACGATAATGGTGAGCCATTCAGCACTTACTATGATAAGTACAGTGTCTTATCAGCTAGTGGCAGAAGAGTTGTTATCGGTGTTGACGGCGTAACTACTGCTGCTATTGGCGAGGATAACATCAGCCTTGTTAAGTGCATTTATGACAATGACAATGACGTCAACACGGATACAGTAAGTCGTGGTGACGGCAAGAAAGTCAGAGTGCTTGATAACATTGATTATGACGGTGCAAGATTTGCGGTATATTATGATGAATATGATGTAATTGAAGAGGACGGAGACAGAATTGTTATAGGTATCGGCACAACAATCACAGCCGCTGTAAATATTGCTAACCTTGAATTTGTCGGCGGTACAAGTTCTGATGATGCACCTACAGATATCCCATTCAGTGAAGATATTGAAGGGGGTAGCACGGTGAGATTTGTCGGCGATACTGATTATGACGGCACAGTTATTAAGGCTTGGTTTGATGAGTATACAGTATCAGAAAGAAGCGGAGACAGAGTTGTGCTTGTGCATGACGGAGAATTATTCGCAGCAGTCAATGTAACTGATTGCGAATTAGTGTAATCTTAATAAAAATACCGGGAGTGTAATGCTCCCGGTAATATTTTAATTATTCAAATCTATCATAACAGCTATAACAGCAGGAATGGTTGTTATGGTTCCGTTTGTTTTCTTAAATTCCATACCACCCTCAAGAAGCGTTCCGTACATTGTCACATTATCACCAACAAGCAAATTATAATCAAAATCGTCTCTATAATATGTCAAAACAACAGTATCATCATTATTGCCATCAACAGCTAAATAATAGCAAGCAATATATTCACTAGATTCTTCACCAGTATGCGTATTTCCGTCTTTATCTTCGACCTCTCCATCATATTTTAATTCCGCTACAATATCACCTGTCAGCTTAAATTCTTTATCAATATACTTATTAGGTGTGCGCTTGAGCATTTCAACAGTTATATCATCAGGGTATACACTCTTGTCTCTTGACAATAATGTTTCTTGTTCTGTCTGGACTTCACTGGTACTTTCAACATTATTATCAGAAGTGCCATTCTGACACGCTACAAGGCTCAATAAGCACATAACAAGCATAACGCTTACAACTCTCTTTATCATAGGTAAACTCCTTTATTTTCTTTCTTTTAACATTTTCTTAAATGATTCTCGGCGTTCTTTTATTTTTTTAAGCCATTCAGATTGAGAATCTGACGATACTAGCTTATTATCTGAAAGTGAAAGTGATATTTCAGCGCTTGAAAAATCGGCAGAAAGTGTTTTATCATCAGCTTGTTTTTCTGCTAAATTTGTTAAATTCTCCATTTTAGTGCTTGCTTCTTTTGCACTTAAAGTTCCATTTTCAAAATCATCAATAATCTGAATTGCACTGCTTATCATTTCTCTATCGTTCTTAGAGTATTTATATCCATTAAACACTCCTAGATAAGCAAGCAGTGTTGCAACAATGATAACAAGAAAAATCATTGCAATAACTATACTTGACTTACTTATTTTTTGTTTCTCTTTCATAGGCAAATCCCCCTTAAATTTAATTTTACTAATCATATCATAATATACATAATTTGTCGAATGATGTCAAAACTTGCGATATCTTTAAGTTGATTTTTATATTATAGGTATTTATAATAATAATTGTCCGAGAGAGTTCGGACGAAATCTTCAAGTTTCGGCTAGGTGGCACTGTTTGATTGGCGTTGGCAGTGTCACCGCTGAAAACTGTTAATCTACTGGGGGTAGGTTGACATGCAAGAACAGATGTTCTATAATAACACCATCGCTACCAGTGTTATATCGTGCAATAAGGGGGATATATGGAGAATGAGAAATACAGGCAGAAGATTATCGGATTAATAGATAATTGTAGCAATAACAATTTTTTAAAATTTGTATATGAATTAATTTTATCTTTCAAAAAGAAATGGGGCGTTTAACGCCCCTCTTTCTCATACCAATAGGCTATATTGTCAAATATAGTTTGTTGGTGTTCTTTATTGAGTTTTATCAATTTCTTAACACTATCTAACAATTCTTTATCTGACATTAAGTCGGGAATGATATCAACATTATCAGTAGATAAATTATCTTCCCACCCCATTAAATATGATGGAGAAATATCAAGAATCTGTGCAGCAATCTGAATTTTATCACTTGGAATGTTTGTTACTGCATTGTTTTCATACTTATATAATGTCTGCTTAGAAACGCCCATTCTCTTAGCTAACTCTACTTGTGACATTTTATTAAGCTCTCTTTGCTCCTTAATTCTGTCTCCAACAGTTTTAATCATTAGTGTTTCCTCCTTTCCTATTGGTAACTTGATTATAGCACAAAAAAGTTACAAGTCAAGAAAAAAATAACTTGACAAGTTACTTTTGCGGTGTATAATAAGAGTAACTTCAAAAGTTACGAAGTTAGAAAGGAGATGAGATAATGGTTGATACAAATAAACTTCGTGGGATTATTGCTGAAAACGGAAAAACGCAGACAGAAGTTGCACAAATGATAGGCGTAACGCCCAAGACCTTCTATCTGCGAATGCACAAGGGCGTTTTTGGCAGTAACGAGATTCAGATTATGATTGATAATTTGAATATTGAAAATCCTATGGAGATTTTTTTTGCAAAGAAAGTAACTTCATAAGATACTAGGAAGGAGTAGGAATGACAGGACCTTTTTCTATAAGTGGAGATGATGAGGAACGGACACTAAGAGATTATGTTGAATGGTTTGCGCTTGGACTTGCCTACAATGCGGTAAATGGTGAGAAAAACGAAGCATTGCAAAGTGAATGTAAAATACTCGATTCTCTCACCAACGCATTGAACGCTATAAAGCTTTAGCGAAAAGGATTAGGCATGACTTCTATCCTAGCTGGTTTGTTATCAATAGTAGACATAAATTCATCATAGTATTTGCGGTACTCAATTTTGAATTGTTCAACACTGTCTTGATAACCCAACAACTTAGCAATAGCGTATCGGTCAGCAAGTTGCTTGCTATCCATATTTTTCACCTCTTTTCCTAATAGAATAAGAGGATTATAGCACAAAGTACAAACAGATTAGAATTTTTGATATTGATACAATAGAAAAGTGATGGTAGCGGTAAATAGTTGCAAACTTTTATTCAAACATCATTAGTTCTTTTCGACAGGGATAGCGCCCTGTTCGTATCAAGTGTGAATTACCTACCAATTGGAAAGTGTCTACCATCACTTCTCTATTGTATCAATAAATATAAAGTTCTACAAGTTACAGCAGATAGGAATGAGCAGAATCGCTCAAATGTACCTTAAAAGGTCAAAATATATCACACATTATTTAGAAAGGAATGTTTATGGAGCTACAGATTTTTAGCAATTCAGAGTTTGGAGAAATCCGAACCATTACTAAAGATAATGAACCTTGGTTTGTCGCAAGTGACATATGCAGGTCGTTAGATTTGTCAAATCCAACAATGGCTATGCAAAGAATTGACGATGATGAAAAGGCTAAATTTAATTTAGGGTTATCTGGCGGAGAAACGAATTGTGTAAATGAATATGGTCTTTACTCATTAGCACTTGCAAGCAGAAAAAAGGAAGCCAAAGATTTCAAAAGATGGATTACACATGAGGTTCTTCCATCAATCCGTAAGAATGGCGGCTACATAGCAGGGCAAGAAACAATGTCTGATGAAGAACTCATGGCAAAGGCACTTCTTGTAGCTAATAACAAGATAGCTGAAAGAGACAAGATAATCGAACAGAAGCAGGCAAGAATTGAACAAATGAAGCCTAAAGAGATTTTTGCAGACGCAGTAGCAACAAGCCATACATCAATCCTTGTTGGAGATTTAGCAAAGTTGATTTGTCAGAATGGTGTGCAAATCGGGCAGAAGCGATTATTTGTATGGTTAAGAGATAAGGGCTATCTGATTAAGAGTGGCAGTTCTTACAATATGCCGACGCAGAGGTACATTGAGCAGGGGCTATTTGAAATCAAGGAAAGCAACCTTGTTAATCCAGATGGAAGCGTAAGAATTACACGCACACCAAAGGTAACAGGAAAAGGACAGGTTTACTTTGTTAATAAGTTCTTGAAAGGAGATAACAGTGTTTCCGTTTGACGATTCATTAACTTTTGATGAAATACAGGACATTACAAGACATGAAAGCGAGAGGGTTATTGCTGTTACAGGCGGCAAGGTTAGTGACATAAACTTGATTAACGAAATCTGCATAGATTTATATTTACAGATAGAACACGAAGTCGGGTGTCGTTTTAGCTGTATTAAGCATGATGATTTAGCAGATGTACATGAGTTCATTGATTCTTACGAACCGCCATTGTGCCTAATGAAAAGGATAAAAGAATATGAAAGAAAAGATAATTAACATATCCGCAACACTGGCAGGAATCAGCCTTATAGCGTTGATTCTAAGACCAGTACAACCGCAAGCTAAGATTAATCAGCAGAGTGCAGTGTTAAGTGAATGCTACAACTCACATGTTGATTATAAGGTTGAAACTGGAGAGATAAGTGTTGATGAATATGAGTTGTCGCTTATGGCACATTTACTGATGGGCGAATGCGGAGCGACGTACAACGATGATGAAATGCTATATCTTGCAGGAGCTGTTGTTTTGAATCGGGTACAAAGTGAGTATTTCCCTAACAGCATTGAAGAAGTTATCTATCAATCAGGGCAATACCAATGCACAGAACTTATAAACAGCGGATTCTATAAAGAGCCAACAGAAAGATGTTGGAGAATAGCAGAAGAATTATTAATAAGCGGATATGACATACCTAGCAATGTGTTGTATCAAGCTGAATTTAAACAAGGTAGCGGTGTTTATAAGAAAGTGCAGAACATGTACTTTTGCTACAGATAAGGAGTTTGTTTATGGAGAAAAGAATAAGAGAAGAATTATTCAACTTAGGTATTCTTTCTAACAGAAAAGGTTATGCATACATCGTTGATATTATAAGCAATCTTGATTCTGCATTAGCAATAGATGGCGAGATTAAGAAAGTTGCCGAGAAATACGGCAAAAGTAAGGATTCTATTGGAAGTGCAGTAAGAAATGCTGTTAAGACAGCAAATCATAGCCTTGAGGTATGGAAGAATTACGATTGCTTAACAACACAAGGATTTCTTACAACAATGTATTACAGAACCAGAGAGGAGAGTGCCAATGAGTAGCATAAAAAGAATCATTAAGTTGAATAGAAGCAGGCAGAGAGCCATGAGAGAAAAGGATTTTAGAAAGTTCTATACTTTCAGCTGCAAAATCCATCTGATTGAAAGAATAGATAAAGTACCGATAGGAAGTTACATATTAAAGTAAGGAGAGAAAGAAATGGAAAATGCAATTAATAACAACAATATCACATTAGCAGGAGTAGTTGAGAGAGAGCCAGAATATTCACATGAAGTACTTGGCGAGGGGTTTTATGTATTCATGCTCAAGTGTTCAAGAACAAGTGGTAACAAAGATACATTACCAGTAATGATATCGGACAGACTTACTGATATTAATGAAATCAAGGTAGGACAGGTTGTCACAGTTTCAGGGCAGATAAGGAGCTTCAACAGGCATATTGATGATGTGAAGAGCAAACTGATTTTATCGGTATTTGCAAGAGAACTTGAAATACTGGCACAGGACGCAACAGAACTACCATTCAAGGAAAATATTAATACAGTTATACTTGACGCTCATATCTGCAAACCACCTATATACAGATGTACTCCAAAGGGCAGAGAGATTGCAGATATCTTAGTGGCTGTAAACAGACCATATGGCAAATCAGATTACATACCATGTATAGCATGGGGAAGAAATGCAAGATTTGCGGGTGGACTTGAAGTTGGAGAACACATTCAGATCCAGGGAAGATTCCAGAGCCGTGAGTACACTAAGAAGATAAGTGACAATGAGATTGAGACAAGGGTTGCTTATGAAGTATCAGTAAGCAGAATTGATTACGCAGAGGAGGGTGAAGCCAATGCATAGTGATATTACAGTTAGAGATTTAGCAAGTATGGCTATTGATGAAGATGTGGTATGCCAGATATGGACACCGCAATACGGAACAGTATTTAATGGTTCGTTTGAGGAAGCTAAGTATTCAGCCTATGCGGATAGGGAGATTGATAACTTCCAAGTTGAAGATGGTGTATTTGTTATGAATATATAAATAAGGAAAGGATATTGTTTATGAGAGCAACTTTAAAAAGGATAGCACTTGAAAACTTTATGTGCTACGCACACGCAGAATTTGATTTTTATGCCATTACAAAGATTATGGCTAAGAATGGCAAGGGCAAGTCGACTATTGCCACAGCTTACTTGTGGTGCTTGTTTAACTGTGATTATGAGTTAAAGGATAATCCAGTTGTCAGACGAGAAGTTGACGGAAAATCCGTTGATGATATGGACACAAGCGTTGAACTTACACTTGATGTTGACGGAAAAGAAATAACTATGAAGAAAGTGCAGAAGCGTACTTATGGGGAAACTGTAAAGGACGGCGTTGTTGTGACAACTGTAAGCGATACTAACTCATATTACATCAATAGCGTGCCAAAGACATTAAAGGCATTCAATGAATATCTTGATGTTAATATGAATATTTTAAAAATGTGTAGCAATATCAATGTATTTCTTACGCAGAAGCCAAAGGAAATGAGAGAATATCTTTTCAGTTTAGCAAAGAAAACAACCGACCTTGATATGGCAAAGTCTAAAAGCGAACTTGCTGAATTAGTACCACTTCTTGAAAAATACACATGCGAAGAAATACGTGCTATGAACAATGAAATCAAAAAAGATGTTGATGATAATGCCGAAAAGTTAAAAGGGCAGATTGAAGAGAAAGAGCGTGATGTGCAGCTTAAACAGGCTATTGAAGTATCTGACCTTGAATTACAGAAGAACAGCCTTAAAGAACAGATTGAGGACTGCATAGCAAAACAGACCGACAATGATAAGCTGATGGCTGAATATGACAAGGCTAGTTCGGATATTCTCAATCTTAAATTTGAGCTTAGTGATATGAGCCGTAAAGCTAATGAGGACAATGTTAAGGCTAGGAGAAATCTTGAATCACAGATTAGTAACCTTAATTATGTAATTGATGATGGAAAGAAGTCTGTTAGAAATGAAGAAGAAATTGTCGGATTTAACAAAGAGAAGATAGAAGATCATCAAAGAACACTCGATATCAGCAGAGAAGAATGGAAAGCTGAAAAAGAGCGTGCATTTGACGAGAACAACCTTATTTGCCCTTATTGCAAGCAGGAATACCCAGAAGATAAAAAAGAACAGTTAAGAGCAGATTTCAAAGTACATAAAGAAGCTGAACTTAACAGAATTACCGATAAGGGCAACGCAGCTAAGAAAATGCTTGATGAAGCCAAAGGGTTATTAGTTGAAGCTGAACAGGAATTGGCTGACAGAAAGCAGAAGTTAGAAAAACATTTAGTGGATTTAGCAGACCTTAAAAAGCAGTTATCAGAACTTCCGCAGGAAATTGATGTATCAGCCACCGAAGAATACAAAGCACTTGAACAGAAGATAGCTGAAAAGGAACAGGCTATGCACAAGGCTAATGATATTTCGGCAGTTAAGGCAGAATTAAAGGTACAGGAAACAGCTTTAAGGCAGCAGTTAGCAGAATGTGAAAGCCAGATTGCAAAGTCTGATACGGCAGCAGATGAACAGCGACTTGAAGAATTAAGGCAGATAAGGACTGATTCTGAACAGAATAAGGCTAATGCTGAGAAAATTCTTGATTTGCTTGATGAACTTGATAAGGCAAAGAATGAAGCCTTGACAGAAGCAGTAAACAGCCATTTTGGGTTAGTTAAGTGGCAGTTGTTTGAATATGCTAAGAATGGTAATTACAAGAGCTGTTGCATACCGACAGTTGACGGAAAGAGCATTTTAACAACTATGAGCAACAAGGGTAACAGGATTTTAGGCAGAGTTGATATTTGCAATTCTATTCAGAAGATTAGCGGTATATCGGTGCCTATTATTTTAGATGACTCTGAAAGCCTTAGTACAGATAATCAGAAGAAAGTTTCTGAAATGGTGGATAGTCAGTTGATTATGCTGATTGTTAATGACAGTGAGAAATTAGAGATTGCGGAGGGATAATATGACGAAATTAAGAGTTTGGCATAATTGCCAAGTAGGAGCGGTTAAAAACTTTTATGTCGAAGTTGAAAGCATTGAACAGGCTTGGAAAATCCTTAATACATTATGGAATTATGATTTATTTCAGTATGAAAACAACATAAAGCCAGATTACTGTAATGCTTCTGGACTTGAATATTTTGATGAAGAAGAACAGGAATGGTGCGAGTGGTACGATGATGACGGATTGGATATAAAAGAACATTTTGAAGAAAGTGAGGAATAATTATGGCAGAGAATACAGCAGTTGCGGAAAAGAAAGAAGAAACAGCAGTACAGCACATTAACAAGGTAACGGACTTTAGTCTTGGAATATTCGGTACATCTGATAATTTTACAATGGCATATCAAATGGCAAAGGCATTATCACAATCTACATTAGTTCCAAGAGAGTATCAGAAAAGCGAAGCTAACTGTATGATAGCGATTGACCTTGCCATAAGAATGAAAACAAGTCCATTTTTAGTAATGCAAAACCTTGATGTTATACAGGGCAAACCCGGTTGGAATGCAAAGGCACTTATCGGAATGATAAACACTAGCCGAAAGTATGACAGCAGTTTGCATTTTGAAGAAAAAACCGACAAGAATGGAAAGCCTTTTAGCTGCATGTGTTACGCATTTGAGAACGGAGAAAGAATAGATGGACCGGTAGTCGATATGGATATGGCAGTTGCAGAGGGCTGGGTAGGAAAGAACGGAAGTAAATGGAAAACAATGCCACAGGTAATGCTTGCATATCGTGCCGCATCATTTTTTTTCAAGAAGATATTGCCCGGAAATTTCAATGGGCTTATATACCTCTGATGAGATTATTGACGGAGATTTTACAGACAGAAATTATTCTGTTGAAAATATGCAGTCACAGGTTGCAGAGGAAATCACAAATAATGCTAATTCAGTAGAATTTGTAGAAGATTCAGAAACAGAAGCAACCGAAAAACAGGCGGAAGATAGCACATTGCCACCATTTATGCAGGCAGAATAGGAGATTGAGTATGAGAGTAATTTCACAGGACGGAACAATAGATATCCCATATAGTGATTATCAATTATTTGTTATTGGTGCTAAATATGATGCAAAAGTAGCGCGTATATATTGCCAAAGCTCATACGCACCAAGTGTAAAAATTGCTGAATACTCAAGCAACGCAAAGGCACTTAAAGCTATGAAGACGCTTAGAAAATCATATGAAAATAATGAGTTTTATCATTGCATAGCCGGTTCAAAGCGTTTTGAAGAAGTACAGAGTATTTTGAGCGAGGAACAATTTCAGAAAGCTACAACAGAGTACTTTCAGTTCCCGCAGGATGATGAAATCGAGGTGTAAATATGAAACAAAATCCAATAATATGTGCGTGCGAATTGTGTGGAAAACCACAGCAAAAAGATGAATTACGTTCTAATAAAAATTGGAATGTTTATGACGCAAAAGCTGTTTGTGAGTGCGGTGGAAAATTCAAAATAATGCTAAGAGAAGATGCGGAGAAATTAAGGAATGAAACTTAAATGTATTGCAACAGGAAGTGCAGGAAATTGCTATCTGCTAACTTCCAACAGTGGAGAAACACTTATCCTTGATTGTGGAATACCGATTAAGGAAATTAAAAAAGGCTTAGATTGGAACATGAGGGGGATAAGGGGCATGATAATAAGTCATGCCCACCTCTAGACCATAGCAAGTCATTAAACGATTTTAAGTCAATGGGAATACCGATACTTGCCCCATATTTAGGCGATAGCCGTAAATCAATGAACATGGGCGAATTTACAGTAAAGCCTTTTGATTTAACGACAATAGATGGAAGCTGGACACACACAGACGCAAACGGCGAACCTTGCCCGATATATGGCTTCCTGATAACTCACAAGGAAATGGGAAGAATGCTTTATATAACCGATTGTGAGGTTGTCAAGTGGAAGTTTAGAGATATAAACCACATTCTCTTGGGTGTGAATTATGACAAGGATTTAATCGACAGGGATAACACAGGCAAAGCTAATCACGTTTTCAGAGGTCACTTATCCATTGACACAGCTTGTGATTTTGTTAAAGCAAATTATTCAGACAGCTTACAGAATGTCATAATGTGCCATTTATCAGCAGAAAATGCTGATAGAGATATTTTTATCGAGAAAATGAAAAAAGTTGCTTGTGGGGCAAATATAGATGTTGCGGTAGCAGGGAAAAGTTGGGATTTGAAAAATCCTAGCGAATGTCCGTTTTAGAAAGGAGAATTGATATGCCAAACTGGTGCGAGGGAATGTTAAAAATCAGAGGAAAGCAGGAAGATGTATTTAATCTTCTAGCTGACAATCTTCAAGTTTGGAAAACAGTTATCATTAGAGAACCAAAATTTGATATGCGAGAAGAACTTGACAAAGAAGCCATTGAGATAGACCGAGAAGATGGAACTATATATGTCGAAAAGACTGCATATATAAAAGGCACTCGCAGAAACTTTGTTGAGCCAAACGACATAAATGTCTGGAAAAGAAAAGATGGAAATGCCTGTATTGCTGTGGAATTTAAAGCAGCTTGGGATGTAGAAAGTGAACCATACATTGAATTATCCAAAGCATACAATGTGGATATAAAAATAGAAGCATTTGAAAGAGGTATGGAATTTAGCAGGTATATCCTTATCGAAAACGGCAACTTAAAAGAGGATAAAGAAACTAAATATGATGATTATGTATGGGAATGCGTAATGCCTAATCTTGATGGCTGATTAAAGGCAGAAAGGAGCAGAAATGGAGAGATTAACAAAGACAATGAGGTGTCAAGATGGAGCAAGACTTTATGATATATCAAACGAGCTATTTGGATTAAACATCAGCAGAGCAGATAAAACAAGAATGATTTTAGAAAAACTTGCAGATTATGAGGACTTAGAAGAACAAGGCAGACTTGTTAAATTACCTTGCAAAGTGGGAGATACTGTTTATCATGTTGTGCAAGGAAGAATCGTTGAGGTTTCCAATGTTGATTTGTTTTTCTTATTGTTATCGGTTGCTGAGAACAGGTTTAATGATTCGGTATTCCTCACAAAAACCGAAGCCGAAACGAAACTGAAAGAATTGGGAGGTGGAGAATGAGTACAGGAGCGAATTTGGAAGAAGTGAAAATCGTAGCAGATAACATTGGCGCATCACTATATTATGGCGTCTACAGTAAAGCACTCGATGATTTGTTAAATTCTCTTCCGGATTGTGATTATGTCGGAATAGAGCGTCTTGTTTGATTGGCGGAACAGTTAAAGAGAGGTGGAGAAAATGAGTAAAACAATAGTATTGATTATACTCTGCCATTTAATGGGCGATTATGTACTGCAATGTGATTTTATTGCATAAACAAAAGGAAAGAATTGGTATCACTTATTTGTACATTGTGCATTGTATTGTGTTCCATTCCTAGTAGTATTCGGTTGGACATGGCAGTTGGCAGTAATTTTCATTTCACATCTGATTATCGACCCTTTAAAGGCTAGGTGGAATAAGATTACATACACGCAAGACCAAGTATTACATTATATTATCGGACTTACGTATTTATTATGATTGAGAGGTGGAGAAAATGAAAGTAGTAATTGACATACCTAACGATTTCACAGGAGATTATATTGTCGACAAATTCAAAGATTTCTTTTCAATGGTTATTGCGGATATTGATTGTAAAGGTATGTGTGGTAAATACGAGAAAGAAATTGCTGAAATGTTTTTAAAAGCATTTGACGATAGCGAAGAAAAGATTTCTTGTAATTGCCAGCACAACAGCAATTCAAGAGAGAATGAGCCTTGTTGCAGATGCGATAGCAGAAAAGCGAAAATAAATAAGGCTAAAGTCGACAGCTTAGAAATAATCGCACGAACGCTAGACGATAAGCCTTATTATGAATTGAAGTACAGGCTGGTTGGTAAAAAGGATTATTCTATCGGATATAGTTCTTACGATTTAAAGTCGGTATTAAGTGACATTGATATATATTTTGAGATTGTGGAAAACAATAGAAAGGAGAGAATTGAGAAAAATGAAAGTAGTAACAGTTAGTGATTTGATAAAAATTCTTGATACAAAGGAAAATAGATATGGGGCTACAGGAAAACCGAGAATATTGAATTTATCTTTAAATGGCAATTTTGCTGGCAGTATTGAATCTGTAAAGTTAGATGGTTATGGAGATGGGCTTATTGCAGATGTAACGATGGAGATTACTTCATCTAAATTCACAACAACCAATGCCGACAGGATAAGGAATATGTCGGATGAAGAATTAGCAGATACATTATTTGATAGCTGCCTTGAAGTTATGCATAAAGACGAATGTCATGCGGATGTCGGGATGTGTAAGAAATGTATATCTAATTGGCTTCAATCAGAAGCGGAATAGGAGAGAATATGGAAGATAGATATTTATTCAAAGCAAAGAGAGTCTATAACGGTGGAAAATGGGTGCAAGGATATTATGTAAAAGGTTTAGATATGTATAACAAAGAAGTTCATCTAATATTTGAACCTAACACAATGTTTTATTCTAGCGGAGAGACAGACGGATGGTACAAAGTAGACCCAACCACTATTTGTCGATGCACAGGTTTGAAAGACAAGAACGGCAAGCTGATTTGGGAGAATGATATTGTTGTTTGTCGTGATTGCACAGAAGAAAAATATGTGATTGCGTGGAAACAGGATGAGGCTTGTTTTGAATATCAGCAATATGGTTGCTCAATAATGAATTTTGAACAATTAAGCGGTTGTGAAGTAGAAGTTATCGGCAACATTTTTGACAATGCAGGGTTATTGGAAAGCGAGGGATAACATGAAAGAGAGCGAAGCAATAAGAGAAAAAAAAGGAAATTCGCAATCGAACTAAAGCAATTAGTCCATCAAAAATGTGTTGAAATCAATCACTATGTCAGCGGTTGTGACAGTCCGTTTAGTTATTTACAGATTGCAGATGTACAGGAAAGTTTGAGGGAGATTGAAAACACTTTGAATATTAAGGCTAAGGAGCGATGAAGAATGAGATTAATTGACGCAGATGTATTTGAGAAGTTTATAAGAAAAAATTGTACAGATTCGCTTGTAGATTTGTGGTGTGAATTAGTACGAAGACAACCAACATCTTATGATGTAGATAAGGTTGTGAAACAGTTGGAAGAACTTAGAAAAGAATGTGAAGACCCATTGCAGGATTATGACCCAAATTATTTTATTGTCAAAGCAATCGAGATAGTAAAGGCAGGTGGCAATTCTTGAGTTATCAGAACATAGCAAGAGCCAAGGCAATAGAACAAGAAAACAAAAAGCGACTATTGAAACTGAATCCAAAACTGAATGACAAAAGTGGAATATATTTCTTGACAAGAACTGACGAAAACAATATCTCATATTTTTACATAGGACAGGCGGTTAGGATTATACAGAGGATGTGCGGACACCTTGTAGGGTATCAACACATAGACCTATCCCTAAAAAAAGGGGCTTTTATAGTGATGATAACCCTTATGGGTGGAAGTTGAATTTTATCAATTATCCCGAATCTGAACTTGATAAATGGGAACAGTACTGGATTTTGGAGTACACCAAGAAAGGTTATCAGTGTCGCTATAATAAGACAGCTGGCGGTCAAGGAGAGGGCAAGGAAAAGATAAATGAATTTAAACCCTCTAAGGGCTACAGAGACGGCATACAGCAAGGCAAAAAGGTGTTAGCAAGGGAATTATCCTCTATCGCAGAAAAGCACCTTATAATCCGCTTAAAGCCAGAAAAAGAGCATAATAAGGTATCGCAGAAACAGTTTGAGAAGTTTATGGGTTTATTGAAAGCGGGTGAAAGCGATGCTAATTCCGAAAGTTAAAGCCAAAGGATTTGAAAAATTCGGATTTAAGAAATGCAGGGGTGAAAGTGGCAAGAATGGTTGCTATTACCTTTGTGTTGCAAGAGGTGTGAAAATGCTTTTTGTGAGTGATGTGTATTTCGACGTTATAGATTGGATGAGAGGTTGTATCGACCCAAGAATCCACAAAGACGCAAATTGCAGGTACAGAGACAACAGGACATATTTTGATATTATTTATGAGCTAATCAAGGCAGATATGCTTGTAAGCAATTGTATGAAAGCGGGTGATTCAGAATGAAAAGAAATGATTGCATAGAGGCATTAGATCGCTTAAAAGAAAAGCTGAAAGAAAAAGATATAATTGCTGTACAGGATAGTGAAGATGATTATAAATGTCCTGTGTGCGGTCAGATTTTTACAGGAGAAGATATTATTAAATACTCTTACAAGTGGTGCTATAACTGTGGTCAGAGAGTAGATTTTACTCTTCCGAGAAACAGATTTAACTAATTAAAAATCAAAGAAAGGAATAGGTTGTGCGCACATAAAACCGAGGTTTCCTTTTGGTAGATTTAAAATGTATAAAAAGAAGATTAAATGCGAGATATATCGTGATTCTATGCAGAATTACAAGAAATATGCAATACCGCCAGCACAGCTTATTATTGCTGATGTTCCTTACAATGTAGGAACTAACTTCTACGGAAGTAACCCTATGTGGTACAACGGCGGCGATAATAAAAACGGAGAGAGCAAACTTGCGAAAAAGGCGGCTTTCAATTCGGATTTTAACTTTAATTTGTATGAATACTTCCATTTTTGTTCAAAGATGTTGAAAAAAGAGGACACAAAGCCTATCGCAAGGGGCAGAAGTAGTAATAGCCCTTGTATGATTGTATTTTACTCATTTGAACAGTTGTCAACATTGATTGCCGCCGCAAAGAAACACGGATTTGTCAATTACATACCGCTTGTATTCTGTAAAAATTACAGTCCGCAGGTGCTTAAAGCTAATATGCGTATCGTTGGTGCTACGGAATATGCACTTGTACTGTACCGAAATAAGTTGCCAAAGTTCAGAAATGGCTTGCAGATTGATGAAAACGGAAAGAATATCAGAGGAACAGGACATATGGTATTTAACTGGTTTGACGGCGGTAATGAAGCGGAATGGGGCAGAACTTACTATAACAATGGCTCGTATATGATGTGGGAAAAAGACGGAAAAGATGTACCTAAAATTCATCCAGCACAAAAGCCGGTAGCAGTCCTTAAAAAGCTGATTGAGATTTTTACAGACGAGGGAGATGTTGTTATTGACCCTTGTTGTGGTAGCGGTAGCACACTAAGAGCCGCCGCAGAGCTTGGCAGAAGTGCATACGGATTCGAGATTGGCAGAAACTTTTACGAGCGTGCAAAGAATGAAATGCTTGTATTTGAAAACGACAATCAAATGAATATAAGTGATTTTATAGGAGATACAGTATGACGCAAGACGGACAGTTTGAATTAACCGACTTTTTAGGTAAGAAGATTGTGAACAAATCTGTTATGGACTTGACAGCTTGGATTAATAGCCAAGGCAAAGCACAGTATACGCAGATTGGTGAGATTGTAGAAGATGTTTACAATCGTGAAAAAGACAGCGGAGAACTTGTCGAAAGGCTTACAAATGCAGTATCGGTGTATGTTCTTAATCAATCTATGAGATATATGGATTATTTGAGAAAGGAAAGCGAGTGATGAAAGACGAAACAAAGCAGGAGATACAGATTTTACTTGACCTACTTAAAGGAAGTCTTACAAGAAATGGTGTAAGTATGGCGACGGACAGAGAGGGCAACTTGATGTTCTTTGATACATCTGCCTATGTTAGAAGTAAAGGCAAGGAATTTGACGGATTTAGAGTTAGTATTAACGATTTAGTGAAGTAACAATGTGACAGAACTTGAAGAGGTAATTATGGCAGGCAACTTTATTAAAATTGACAGAAAGATTTTAAAGTGGGAATGGTGGAGCGATATTAATACATTCAGACTTTTTATGTATATGTTGATAAGTGCCTATTGGAAAGACGGAAATTATAAAGGCAAGATAATTGAAAGAGGGTCTTTCCCCTCTTCAATATCTGAATTATCAAAAGAAACTAATTTGTCTGTAATGGAAATTCGTACCTCGCTAAAACACTTACAATTAACAGGCGAAATAACAAGCAAAGCAACAAACAAATTCACGATATTTACTGTGGTTAACTACAATTTGTATCAAACGGATAACAAGCAAGATAACAAACAAATAACAGACAACTTAACAAACAATCAACAAACAGATAACATTCTATTAACAAACTCTATATTAAAAGAAAGTAAGAATGAAAGAACAGAAGAAATTAAAGAAGATAAGAATACAGAAAAAGATATTACTAACGTAATATCCAAAAAGAAAAGTTATTATCCCAATGATGAATTACTTGATGAAGCATTTAACGAGTATGTGACAATGCGTAAGAGAATTAAAAAACCTATATGCACTGACAAGGCATTGCATAGGGCTATGAATACCCTTGAAAAGCTATCAGGCGGAGATAATGACTTAGCCATTAAAATTCTTAATCAGTCAGTAGACCATTGCTGGCAAGGCTTGTTCGGGTTGAAAGAAGATAATTCTAATAAACAAGGCAATCAGAATTTCAATAAGGGTGCTATTGATTGGGATAATGTGTAAAGGAGAAAAATTATGTATTCAGATACAATTTACGAAATCACAGTTAATGATAGTGAAAGAGCAGTTATTGAAGATATATTAAATATATTAGATAATTGCCCTATTGATTTGGGTAATTGTGATTATGTGGATATTTTTAGAAGCATAGCAAATAAAAGCTCAAATGTAGACGCAGATGGTATCAAAATTTTATATGAATTAGGAGGTAGCAACGCTTGACAAGAGAAGAAACAGTTAAAATCATTCGCATTATGTGCGATTGCTACCCTAACTACAAACCTAACAACCTATCAGAGACGGTAGATGTGTGGAATATGATGTTAGAAAATTACAGTTATGAACAAGTGTCAGTCGCACTTAAAGCATATATCAACTCTGATATAAGTGGATTTGCTCCAAGTATAGGACAGTTGATAGGTAAAATACAGACAATATCACAGCCGCAGGAACTTGACGGAATGACAGCTTGGGGATTGGTTAGTAAGGCATTACGGAATGGCACATATGGAGCGGTCGAAGAGTTTAACAAGCTACCACCACTTGTCAGGCAGGCGGTTGGTATGCCAGACAACCTTAAAAACTGGGCAACGTCAGACTATCAGACGATTGAAACAGTAATACAATCAAATTTTCTAAGAACTTACGAAACAGTTGTTAAGCGTGCGAATGAAATAAATCGTATGCCGGACAATATCAAATCACTTATCGAAAAGACGAATGCAAATTCGTATAAGGCTCAAATCGAGCAAAAATTCCAAAGAGATATAAATACATTGCAAATTAAAGAAAATACCCTTATCGGTCAAAATACAAACGCAGAAGAGTATATTGAAGCACCTCAAGATATTCAAGAAAGAATAAACGCCATGAGGTAAATTATGAAACCCAAAAATTGTATTTATCCCGATTGCTTTAACTGTACTCTAGATGATTGCGAGTATGATGTGCCAGAAAAAGAAGATTTTAGCAGAGATGCTAAAATTGACACGGAAAATTCTATAGAGAATAAGACAGATAAACAGCGCAGACAGTACATAAACCAAAAACGCTATCGCAATTCTGAAAAAGGCAAAGCTAAGCTGTGTGAATATGTTGAGAGTGGCAAGGTTGCAGAATGGAATCAAAGATATAATTCTAAAGAAAGCGCCAAATTTTTAGCAAGAAAAAGGTCGGCAAAACGCAACAAACGCATGACAGAAAAAATCGGAATACCATATAGTACCTTTAAAGCATATCGGAAAAATTATGGGATAACCGAAAAAGATGTCGAGAAAGACATGGTTATCCGCAAAATGGATAATTGCGGACGAGTTTCAATACCGCCTAAGTTTATGCGACAAGGTATTATAAGCGCAGGGGATATATATAAAATATATCCGCAGGATAATAAACTAATAATTGAAAAGCTAGAGGTCAAGAACAATGAGCAGGTCGGAACAACGAAGATTTCAGGAACAAATGATGAGAGTTCAATTAAACAGGCAGAAGAATAAAGAAAATAAAGAAATGTTTGGCAATGCCTTAACGATTCTATTATGGGTCCTACATGATAAATTTGGATTTGGGAATAAACGACTAGAACGGCTTATTGATGAGATTGATAAATTCAATGAAGATTTCAACGCAAGGCTTATAGATCCGAAAGAACTTATTGAACAGTTAGAAGAAGAGACAAAAATAAAAATTAAATATTAAGGAGTATGGCTTATGAAGTTATCAGAACTTACTAAGCCGGAACTTGATAGGATACAAGAAAATGCCAATTTTACCGAGGAAGAAGAGAGAATATTCAAACTTCTTTCTCGGAATTTTTCCCAAAAAGAAATAGCAGTGAGAATATGCATGTCACAAAGGACACTTGAAAGGAGAATGAGGAATATCAAAAACAAAATCGAAAGGGTGTGCTGTGATTGGAATTAACAGACAAAGAGTTATTGAATTATGTACTGGAGAATGGTATTATCTCTCGTGACGATGTTCAAAAACAAATTGAAATGAACGAAAGGAAAAAATATTTAAAAGCACACAATAATGAAATCTGGCAAGGAAAGGATAAGAAGTGGTATACATACTTGCCAGAAGAAAGCACATCAAGCGGCAGAAAGCTGCTAAAGCGTTCAACGCAAGAGTCTCTTGAAGATGGAATTGTGGAACACTACAAGAAACTTGCTAATGAACCTTTAGTTAAGGCTGTATTCAAGGAATGGGTAGACCAAAAACTTGAATATCACGAAATCAAGAAGCAATCATATGATAAGTATAATGATAACTTTGCCAGATTTTTCACTAATGAAGCATATCACATGGCAGATAAGAAAATCAAATACATTACAGAAGATGACTTAGAATGCTTTATTAAGACTGTTATTGCCGAATGTAAGCTTACACATAAGGCATATTCTGATATGCGAATCCTTATTAATGGCATTTTTAAATATGCCAAGAAAAAGGGGTATACCAATCTAAGTATCACACAATTTATGGGAGACTTGGATTTATCACGCAGAGCTTTTACTAAAAATGTGAAAAAGAAAGAGGAACAGGTGTATTTCGAGGACGAAATTCCAAGAATCACAGAATATCTATGGCAACGATATGATATAAGGAGCCTGGGATTGCTACTTATGTTTGAATGTGGAATGAGAGCTGGCGAGTTATCATCACTTAAGTTTTCTGATATTCACAACACTGTACTGAAAGATGGAACTATTAAACATTATATTTCTATACAAAGAACAGAAATTAAGGTCAGAGATGAAAATGGGAAATGGGCTAAGATAGTAAGCGACTATCCTAAATCTGACGCAGGATTAAGAGATATAATTATTCCAGATAAAGCTGTAAATACTGTTAAGGCAATTCGCAGATTAAATCCTTTTGGAACTTATATGTTCGAAGAAAAGGGAGAACGTATAAAGGAACAAGCATTTAACAGAAAGTTGCATAAGATATGTAAGGCACTGGGCATTAATTATCGTTCCACGCACAAAGTCCGCCGGGCATACAGTGTTGCGTTGTATGATAATTGCGTGAGCGACACTGTTATAACAGAAATGATGGGACATACAAGCATTGAGACAACAAGAAAATATTACATTTACAGTAATAAGACTGATAGAACTAAGATTGAGCAAGTTAATAATGCTATCAATTATTAGGATTTTGATTACAAAGTAATCAAAGTAATCAAGGCACAAAGCCAGAAACCCAGTAATAGAGCGGAATAAGGAAGTAGTCAATGCAGTTCGATTCTCTCATCCCCTGCTATTTTTTCAAGGAGAAGAAGCACTGCAAACCCGCATAAACACTGAATGAAAGGAGATTTTTTGAACATCGTCTTT